GTGTGCTTAACTGCTGCTTGTTTTTCTTTTTCATACTTAACTATAGGGACAACATCGTTACACATGTGGTAAACACGTGTATCTTCAGCTAACATAAACCCTTTACGTTGTAATTCAGCACATTTAAGCACACGGACTAGCTCATAATCAAGCATCATTTTGTCTTCTTGTCGTTTTGCTATCCGTCTGCACTGTTCTAAACCTCTACGATCTAAAGGGAACATAAAATTAACTTGTCCTCCCCAGTTTTCAGCTATCGTGTAGCTTCTTTGACTCATCTCATCATCATAGGGAACCGTATGATTCCCCATGTAGAAGGGGCTGAACGTCATGGTAGCACCATTACAGCTCACTCCAGAACCATAGTGCTGCCTTGAAGGGGCACCATTATTCTGGAATTGGACTGCTTGGTTAGTTACATTTCCAGTCGCTGCTGCAACCGGATTTGACGTGTTATTAACCTCTGGGTCTGACGCTTTAGCAGGTGCTATTGCGAGAAGACTGACAAGGAGACAGTAGTAGATTCCTGTTCGATAGTTCGATCTATCTCTGTTTTCTCTATGATCTGACTGGCTGCTCTTGTTACTATTTCTAGCGTGAAATCTGAACCAGCTGTTGTCATGTTGAAGACTGAATCGCTGTCTGCTATTCCTCCAGAGCTTGCTGATGTATGAGTTATATTGTCTCCCGACCATTTCTGTAACGCTGCTCCATAGGTGGTTGTTACTATCTCTTCTTCTATATCGACTGTTGTAGTGGTAGTACTATTCATTGAACCCTGAGTGAAGTTGGGTTGTACTAATTCAGCTCTTACTACCGTGGGTGATGCCAGTAGGAAGAGTAAAAGCCATTTTTTCATTCTTCCTTTTTCTTAGCCATAGGACAATTTACTGGACCTTTGTTTTTGTTATTGTTGCCTGTAGTAAGGCCAAAGGTCGCTAGTGCTCCAGTAAATACACTAGCAACGAACGTGATATCAGAGTTACCTGACTTCTTAACCATAGGTATTTCGACGTAGTTCATTGTAATGATGAACCCGGACCAGACGACAACGCCAAGCCTCACAAATGTACCTAAGATTTGTATTTGATGTTCTTGATCCTCTGCTGCATCTTTCAGCTTACCGAGGAGTCCCTTTTCTTTTTCTGGCGGTTTTCCTTCCATTTATCAACTTTTTTCTGTAAGAACTTTTGGATTTGTTTCTTTAATTTGTCAAATAAAGGAGTAGCTAAGGTGGTAGTGGCTACAGCTGCAACAGCTGCATAAGTAGCAGTAGCTACGACTTCTGCACTAGGTAAAGGTAAGTCAATTTTAACAACAGGTATTTTAAGAGTTGGTTGAACCATACTTGTTGTTTCTTCGTCTTCAGTCTCTGCTGGTGGTTCTTCTAACTCTACACCAGCTGGAGCTTTAATATCACCGGGAGGTATTACAATTGGCGGGAAAACTGGCATATCTGCCGTAGGAGGTTTTAAAATTATATCTTTAAATTCTAAAGCATCAGGCAGTTTAGATTTTATGGATGGAACTTCCATTTAGGCGTGAGCATAGTATATAAATTTACCAGTGTTGTGATTCACCCAACCATTAGAAGTCAAAGTGATTCCTGTTGAAGCTGCAGAACCCATATCTTCTGATGTACCTTGAGCATCACTACTATTCAATTTAAGCACTTTATCATCACCTGATCCCCATCCTCTAGTTGTATCCAATACAACCCAATGATCTTCACTACCATCTATTCTTCGTATGATTGCAAATCTAGGTTGGAAACCTGTTGTAATTGTTTGAGCAGAACCAGTACCATCGTAGCTACCAACCTTGCAGATGCCGTCAACGCTGGCGAAGAGCAGGGCTAAATGGCTGCGACCAGAGGTAGAATCATTTACATCTGAACCACCACCAATAGTAAAATGAGTTGCTGTAGGTGCAGTGTCGTTCCAATAAGTATCATCTTGAACACCAGTAGTACTATTTAAAAGTAAATATTTATCTTCAGGAGCACTAGAGTCTGAGTCTTTATGGTAAACAAACCAGCTTCTATTACCGTCATTTCTATTTTTGACCCATATCATCTCTGGAACTTTTGAAAGTGAATGAGGAATTTGTTTCCCTGCAACACCGTCCCCTCTGTAGACAACACAGTCAAAACCAGCGTGGCGTTTGAACATCCATGACATATAGTTTGTATTCAGACCTCCTTTATTCCATCCAACATTGCTGTCAAAAGTTCCATCATTGTAAGTTCCTTCTGCTACGGTAAGATTGGCTCTTAATTCATACCCTGCAATTAGTCTTGCAGAAGTCCACCAATGATCTGTTGTTGCAGGTTGTCTATAAAGTGCGTAGTCAACAGGGAATCCACTATCCCATACTGGAATAGTTGAACTACTATTACCCGTATCCATAGCGAATACATCCGTACCTGTCTCTACTGGCTTGCCAACGTATCCATCGCTGCGTCTAATAGCTGTAAATATGTAGGTGTCCCCATCTCCATTAATATGATTAGAATTCGCACGTTTTATTTGGAATCCAGTCGCATCAACCTCAAGCCAATCAGATGTTCCTTCCGCACGAGAATCATTAGGTCTTAGATCAGGCTCATTACCACCTGTAACGATGCCTCTCATGCAGTCAAACATCAGCCAATCTTCACTTGCATTACTTCGTTTGATTAATACCCACTGCGGCTCCCAACCTAAGAAGATCTTTGGTCCTGTAGTCGAATTATTTCCAAGATAACTACCACACTTGATCACCCCTTGATCCCCATTCTCTCCAAAGGTAAATGCAGAAGGGTCATCGAATGGGCTAGGATGATTTCCTGTTGGCGAACTATTAGCGGTAATCGTTCCAGGTTTTACGGTTGCACCTGTTGCTGATGTGTCATCGCAACATAAAAGCTTGGTATTAGTTATGTTCGTTAATGGCTCTGTTGGTGGTTTAAATGCTGAAGTATAAACGGCTGTACCTTTTACTACACGAAGATTAGAAATCTTACCATCATAAGTTTCAGGAGTTGAACCAGTACTCATAGTTATAGCACCTATCCATGTTTCACCATGTCCAAATTTAAACTCCTCAGAATTAGTTACTGTACTACCAGCTTGAATTCCATTTTTAAAAATTCTTATATTATTACTACTATCTCTAGTAATAGCAATATGAGTCCATCCGTCACTTGGTTCTATTCTTACAGGAGATGAGTCAGCAATTGTAGAAGTATTGTTATATAAAATTATAGTGTTTTCTTCAGTAGATTGTGCAGAGTTCATAAGCGAAACTGCTGCATGATTAGTAGCCCAACCTGTGCTGTTAGCTAAAAGAGTTCGCCTTGTACCTGACCAACCGCCATCATCAACATTTACCCAAGCTTCTATAGTAAAAGCACCATCCAAATTTAAATCAGTACTTGCAGCAAGAGACAAATAATCATCACTTCCATCAAACTTAACACTATGTGCAGTAGCGGCTGTGGAATCACCTCCTGCGAATACATAGGCTACAAAGTTTTCGTTGTTATAATTAACTGACGAAGCACCTCCAATCGTAAAGTGGGTCGCAGTCGGAGCAGTGTCATAAAAATAACCACCATTACCTGCATATCTACCATCTGCAGCATTTAAACCCAGCATATAATTTTCAGGATTCTCAGCATCTGTCCCTCGGTGATATACCACCCATTCACGAGAATTACTAAGTGATTTTATAAAAATCATACCGGGAATCGATCCAAGATTATGAGCTATCTGCCGTCCTGTATTGACATCATCTCCTGTGTAAGTAACAATATCAAATAACCCAGGTGCCTTGCGGAAACAAAAACTGGTGTAATCATAAGAAGAGTCATTAATACCGAGATCGGTACCTATAGTAAATCCATTAGAATTAAAAGCTGTAACTCTCTGTGCATATGCTCCTCCACTTAATTCACCATTGCTTATATTTGGACCTATAGTTTTTCCAACACCTCTTACTGTGTCAGTTATCATGTGGTTATAAGTATAGTTCCTAGATTTGCACCAAACTGCACCTCCTTCACCAGCTAAATTAATACCGTTATTTATAGATTGAGCACTTCCTGTCCCATCGTACAGGTGGATTCTGAATACGTCGTCCATATACGTCTTCTTCTTACCACCTACGCCAAGCAGCATTTGTTGTATCGGTGTCATATTAACTTAGCCCCGCACCTGAGATGTAAGCAGCCGTTCCACTTGCGAAAAGTATGGTACACATGCCACGACCGGCGAGTGTACGATTTCCTGTAGCTGCATCAGCAGTGTTATACACCGTGATTCCACTACCTTGCGTAATTGTTTGATCTGAACCACTATTATTTACAATAGTAACTGCATT